GCCACCGGCCGGCCTGTAGGGCTGCTAACGCGACGATCGACACCGCCATCGCAGGCAGGTCCACCGACACCGGGCGGCACACTGACGGCGCCCACACACCCGCCAACGCCAGCACCAGAACGGGGGCGGCGAGGTACTGCTGCCACACCAACCCCGACTCAAAGCCCCACCAGACCATGCCGGCGGCGGCGATCGGCCAGGAGAGCCCCCAAGCGAGCCACCAACGCGGCGCGCTGTTACGGCAGACCGTCGGAAGGAACCAGCGCAGGTTGAACGGACGGGCCACAGCGTGACCGCCGCCGGCAAGCATGTAACGGGCGCTGTCAGGGCCGAGTCGCAGGTCAGCCACGACGCATCACCTCAAGGGTGTACGTCTTCGGATCATGCTTGTCGCCCGACGTCCTGACGAACGGCTGATCGGTGACGACGACGAACCCGTCGTCCTCGGCCAACGTCCGCATCGTGGATTGTTCGGCCCAGTCGGCGTCGTCAAACACCAGCGTGCAATCCGGGGCCATCAGGCGGGCTGCGAGCTCCCAGAAATCAGCAACCGCTGTTGCGGTGTGGTCGGCGTCGTAGAACACGAACCCGAACTGTCCCGACAGCATCGGGATCACGGTCCGCATGTCCTGATTGAGCACGGTGAACGACCGGTCCCCGACGTACGGGGCGACGTTCTCGCCGAACTCCTCGAACTTGGTGCCGGGGCACCACTGGTCGCCCTGGTGATGATCGATCGTCACGAACTCGACATCGGCCGGCAGCGACGCGAGTAGGACGGAGGTGGAGAGGCCGAGGTAGTGGCCGACCTCCAACGCCCGAGTCGCTTTCGTCGCAGCGGCGATCTCGGCGAGCTTCAGACACTCCAACTCCGACAGCGGCCCGATGACAAGCCGGCGGATCTCCTTGATCGGCTCAGACATCAGCGAGCTCTTTCATCGCCTGCTGCAACCGGTAGGTGTCCTCGTCGAGGAACACGCCGCCCTTGTCGTGCGTCGTCGTCACACCCGTGTCGACATACATGGGGATGCCGCACGACTTGAGCCGGATGCAGAACGACAGGTCCTCACCGAACTTCCCTTCGCCCTTCGGCTTGGGGACGTGGTCGAACCAGGTGTCGCCGCACTTGTCGCGCACCGTCTGCAGCACCGACCTGTGGATCAGCAGGCAGGCTGCGCCGGTCCCGTCGACCTCGAGCACGGTGTCGGCTGGGTAGTCGAACATTGGCATGAACCCGACTTCGTCGCCGGTGTCTGCCATCTGGTAGATCGTCGGCTGCGCCCGGTAGCGGCGGGCGAACATGGGGCCGGCGCCGTCGGACTTGAGGGCGAACGCCAACCCGCCGACCACCGGCCTGTCGGTCGGATGCGCTGAGCGGACGAGCGCGTCGACGGTGTCGGGGGCGAACCCCATGTCAGAGTCAACGAAGAACAACCAGTCCGCCGACGACTCGTCCAGCAGAACCTGGCAGCACTTGTTGCGCGCCGCGTACAGGTTGTCCGCGCCGGCTTCTTTGTGCATGTGCCCGTACTTGTGGGACACGATCCGCTGGTTGTGCGCTGCGTCGTAGAACAACAGGTCGATCAGGGACGCACCGAAACACGCCGACCATTCGCCGGGCGACAGGTGCGCCACCACAACACGGTCGGTCACGGCTTACGACGGGTCGCTCGCCGCTGCCCGGGGGCTGCGGTGGCTTCCTCGACGGCGGGTTCCTCAAACAGCCACGGGTACTCGCGAACGATCTCCGCGTCGTCGTCGAACGATTCGCCCTCGACGACTGCTGTCGGGATGCCTGCGACAGCGATGACGCAGGTCTGTGTTGCACGGATAGACATTGACGACTCCTTGACGGCGGTGACGGGGACGGCAGTGCGGGACCGACGCTCGAGCCGTCAAGCGAGCGTCGGTCCCGCGAACAGCAGGATCAGGCCGAGGTCTTGTCCTGCAGGAGACGGAACGCCAGGTCGTTCACCGAGTCGGAACCGGTGCGCCAGTGGGCGTACCAGCCGACGCGACCGTCAGGCAGGTTCGTGGTCGTGTTGAACATCGTGGGGATGAACGACACGGCGAACGAGCCGGGCTTGTCGACGATGACGAAGTTGCTGAAGTCGCCGAACACGACCTCGTTGTCCTTCACGGTGGTCGTCACCGAGCTCGGAGCGTCGTCGGACTCGGTCACGGCGTGACCGAGGATCGACAGGCTGGTGCCCTGCGACAGATCGGTCGTGTAGTTCGCCGACACGGCAGTGCCGAGGTTCTGGATGGCGAGCGCCCACAGGGGGTTCATCAGCCAGCGGGCGTTCCCACGGAACCGAACCGGAACGGAGCGGTACATCTCGTCAAGGTCAGCCTTGAAGATCGCCGCAGCGGTGTCGGACACGATCTCGACGTTCGTGTTGGCGTCGAGAGCCGTGAAGATGCCGGTCGGCTGGTCGGAACCGGAGCCGGTGGCGTGCGCCGCACCCTCGAGCCGGTCGCGGGCGTCGGCGAACATCATCAGCAGCTCACCGGCGAGGCCGGGGATGTCCTCCGCGGCCTCGATCGATGCCTGGATGAACGCCTGCGCCTTGTGGACCGGGATGGTCGGCTGGCCGAACGTCGGCGAGTCGTCGGACACCTCGGTCAGCTGTGCGTCGAACGACGCAGTGACGCCGGCGGAGGTGATGCCCTGCCATGACGTGTCACCGGGGCGGGACAGCGTGACGACGCGGGAAATGCCGCGGATCGCGTTGCTGGAACCCGAGTTGGTGAGGATCACGGTCGGGTCGAGATGCGTCGGGACGAGGTAGTCGCCGTTCGCGGAGGTGAGCGTCGAGAGCGCGGTGCGCTCCTCGTCGGTCATGCGGAGCCCGTTGCCGGTGACAGCCTTGGACCATGCCGACTCGTAGACGTCGGTCGAACGCAGGATCAGGCTCTGTGCCCACTCGCGGTCGGCGCGGTGACGCAGAGCGAGCTGGCGGACGTGGGCCATGTTGTCGCCGTCGATGCCGCGTGCCTCGACCGAGCGGGTGAGCGCGTCGGCCATCTGCTGCGGCGTCGAGGACCGGTCCTGCATGACGTCGGTCGGCTCGGGGGACGAGATGACCTGCAGCGACGGGCGCGCAGCGCGAGCCTCGGTCTGCTTCTGGATCTTGACCAGCTCGGCCTCACGCTCGTCCAGGGCGGTCAGCTGCGTGTCGAACTCGGCGAGTTCGGCGGTGCGGGCCTCGACCTTGGCGGTCTCGTCGGCGTCCAGGCTGCGGGTCTCGCCGACGGCGGCGCCGGCAATGGCCTCGAGCTCTTCGATGGCTGCGCTGCGCTTCGCTTCGATCTCGGCGATCTGGGCGCGCAGCAGTTCGAGTGCGTGCATGATGTTGTTACCTCGTGGGTCGTGCCGCGCGTGACGCTGCGGCGAGTGCTTGAACGGCACGGGGATCCGTGCCGGTGGAACCCGAGGTGCCCCAAGATGGGGCGGCGTCGGGGCTGGGTGTCGAGGTGCCCGAACGGGCGGCGTCGACACCGAGGTCGGTGAGCAGGCGCACACGGTCATCCGTGGGCAGCTCTGCGAGAAGCGAACGCACACCAACCGATGTGGCGGTGTAGGCGGGGAATGCGACGGGGCCGAGCTCGAACAGGTCGAGTTCCTTGATCGTCCGCATCGGCGTGTCGCGTGTCTCGTCCCAGTCTTCGCGGGTCACACGGAACCGGAATGACATGCCATCGATGGCGCCGCCGGCGATGGCCTGGCGGATCGGCTCAACGCGTGCGTTGTCGAACATGCGGGCTCGGACGAACAGGCCGGTGTCGTCTTCCGACACCTCTTCGATCTTCGCGATGGGCACGGATCCGGTGGCGGCGTCGTGTCCGTGGTCCCACTGGACGACCGGCATCCGCTCGGACAGCGTCTTCTTGAACGCCCCGCGGCTGATCTGCTCGTCGAACCGGCCTTCCCACGAATCGATGCGGGTGGGGGTGTCGAACACGGCCGCGTACCCTTCGAGGGTGAACCCGTCGTCGTCGGCGGCACGCGTCTCGAAGGTGACTGCCCGTGTGAGCAGTCCCTTGGGTGCGTCGGTCATTGCTGCACGTCCTGGTTTGGGGCGGGGACGGCGCCGCCGGGGATACCTGGTTCGCTGTACTCAGGGCCGGGGAACGGGAGTTCGTCTTCCTGCGCCCGGACCTCGTTGACGGTGGTCGTCTTGTTGCCGAGCCGCAGGGTCTGGATCTCGGCGCGTGTCTGCGGGTCGGAACGCAGGAACGCGTTGCGGTTGAACCGGGCGAACTGTGTTTGCGGCAGCAGCAACGTCAACGCCTTCTCGATTCGCACCAGATGCCCCTCGAGGCTGTGCTTCAAGTAGGCGAGATCCGCTTGGGACACGTTGGCGTACGTCACCGACTGCCCCGATGTCGCCGCGTAGATCATCGACGGAGGGACACGCCAGAACCGGCACGACTCCTCGGTCGTGAACCGCATGAGCTCAATGAACTGCGAGTCGGACGGGTCGGTCTGGATCTGTTCCCACGACAACCCGGCGCCCATCACCAACGGTTCACGCGATCCTGGGGCTAGGGCTCGCCTTACGGCGGCTTTGATGCCCTTTGCCTGGTCTTCGGTGAGGTTCTGTTCGGATGTGACGAGCGCTGTCGGGTGTGCGCCGTCGCCGAAGAACCGTGACCCGAAGTCGCGTGCGGCGATAGCGGCGCCGATCGTTGCCTTGGCCCGCTGGACGGGTGACTCTGCGAACGGTGTACCGGCCTTGACGAAACGTCCAGGTACGTGCCACAGGTCGCCGTGCGGGTACAACTTGCGGTCCTGCCCGGCGATCGTGACGGTGGGGACACCGTTGACGACGCGACGCTGCTGGACAGCTTCGGGGTCGACCAGTTCGATTGTTGCCGGGTAGATCCCGAACGCGTATTCGGTGATCTCACCGAACGCGTTGCCGTCGGTGAGCAGCGACTGCATCAGCTGGTACAGCCACACGTCCTGGCCGACCAGGGTCGAAGGTTCACGGATGAGCGACGGGGCCGGTTCGACCGGCACCCTGACGACACCCTGCGAGCGCACAGCGTCCAACGGGAGCGCCGACACCGACGTCGCGAGCGTGTCGATACACGCCGACGACGCCGCGTGAGTCAACGCCGAATGAGTCGTGACCGACACCGGCGAATACGGCCCCGAATCAGCCCACAGGGATGCGTAGCGCGACAGGTTGATGTTCGGGCCGTCGCGTTCCTCGTCGCCGTTGTCGCCACGGCGTAGCAAACCGCCGAACATCAGCCGTCACTCTCAAGATCGATGCCGAGCAGCAACACGACCAGACCGATCGCGACCACACCCACCGCTACAGAGATGGCGAACGAACCGCCGACGATGATGGCGATGCCGGTGAGCTGCACGACCGCAGCGGTGACGTTGCGGCGCACAAGCCCTCCACGAGTTTCAGTAGTTGAGTGAGCGAAGTTCGCCCACGGTCAGCGAAGGTGGGGCAAGCTCCACAACGGTGTCGTCAGGTAGTTCCTCGAGGAACTTGACCAGCACGTCGCTCTGATTGCGGCGACGTACGGCTACGTCTCGGTCATTGGCGGCGGTCAGCTTGTCGCTCAGTCCGCTGGCAGTGTCGGGGTTCAGAAAGACGGTCAGTGACTCGTCGGGGAACATCGCCGTGAGCTTGGAGTCGTGCCCGACGGCGAGGGTCCAAGCGTGGATGATTGACGGCATGACGGTTGCCCTCCACAGGGTCAATAAGCGAATACGGGGGCTTCTGCGACGACTTCGGTGGGTAACAAGCTTCGGGCGATCGTCACAGCCTCGAGTGGGGAGATCGGCACCGTGGCGTTCCGCATGTCCCACGCCCACGCGTCACCCAACGGACGCTCCGACGCCTCAGCAACCGCAACATCCAACGGACCCTGACCGGTAGGGCGCCGCAACCGGCCCTCCACCACGTCGGTGTAGAACCCGCCGCACCCCGCCTTGTACTCGGCAGTGTTCACCGGCACCAACAACGCGACGTCCAGGTCTGCATCTCGGAACGCTTGCAGCACCGACCCGGCTTGGGCTGCTGCGGGGCCGGCGTTGTTGAACCCGACCGCCAACGGCAACCACTTCGCAGTGAGTTCGACGAGACGCTGCGGGAGCCATCCGACACCCTGCCGATGCTCAATCACCGCCACATACGGATCAGAGATCGTGCCCATACCGATGCTGATCGACGACCACTCGCCATCGCGACTCACGGCGTACGACAGCGTCAGCCCGGACTTGGGTGCGAGCTCCACACCAGCGGTAGCCGACCACGCGTCAGCGGGGATCTTGACGTCAGGTCTGGCGTCGAACGGCGGCGACGCCCACACGCACAGATGCTCCTGAGCGAACGCATCCACGCCAAGGCGTTTCAACTGCTCCTCGAGGAACTCCATGCCTTCCGGTTTGCGGCCGCAGCCGATCGCCGGGTTGCACCGTCGCCACACGTCCCGGTCCAACGGGTCTTCAGCAACCTGCACGACGCGGCCCTCGTCGTTGAGGTGGAACCGCTCGGCGGAGTGTTCCATGAAAGCGAACGCACCAGGATCATCAGAGATCGCACGCAACCGCTGCGACCACCACCACTCCGACTTGCCCTCCAACCCTGCCGTACCGGCGATGTTGAGCTGCGGGTTCTCGTTCGCGAACAGGATTGAGGTGATCGCCGACAACTGTTCGGCCGTCGCGTGCTGCGCCTCGTCGACGACCAGGCGGTCGATGTCATCGATGCCGCGACCGCCGCCACCTGTACGGGTGCGGTACCAGATGATGCCGCCGTTACGCATCTCGATCATCTGCTGACCGGTACCCATCCACTTGCGCAGCACCTTGCCGCGCAAGTCGCGATGCTCCAGCAGCGACAACATCCGCTGCTGTGTCTGCGTCGCCAACAGGACCGCGTCGTGGATCGTGTGGAGGATCGCCTCGGACCGCTGCACCAGACCCCAGAACTCCGGCACCTCGAGCTCGTCGCCCTTGCCGTTCTGGCGTGCCATCGCCCGGCCAGTTGTCTGCGCCGCCCAACGCCCATCGGCACGCTCGGCCATCACCGCCTGAACCCACAACCGCTGCGTCGGATCCAACGTCTTACGGGAGGAGAACTCCCACATCTCGATCGCTAGGTTCGCCTCATGCAGACTTGCGGCGTCA